AAACTGCCATTAGAGATGCCAGCACTTATCAAATGATTGGGCTGAAGCAAATTCAAGATCAATCTGGATTTAAACCTGAACTTGACGCAGCCAAGGCCAAAATTTTACAAGCATACAAAGCAGGACAAGATGTAACACCAGCAGCCACTGAATATATATTGACAGCAATGGCTGGCGCCCAACTGATATCTTCAAAAAATAGGGCCGGGGTGGAACTAGAGCAGCCAGAAGTAGATCCAAACAATCCAGATGCTGCCGCAGGAGCCACAGGCGCCGACGGTGCTGCCGCAGACGGTGCAGAGCCAGGTACTGCGCCTGTTGCTGGCGGCCGAGTTCTTGATACCGCAGGTGTGCAGGCCGTGTTCAAAGACAATGGCGTTGATCCTGCGCTGTTACCCAAACTGGGAACTGCCTTACAAAAAATCAGCGGAACCAACGCTGTGACCAAAACTGGCAACGGCACAGTTGACAACATGCTGAGAGCATTGGGATTCAAAGTAACATGATATTAAAAGAAGGCGGCAATGTATTCAAAGATCAGAATGGTCGCATTCTGACTCAGCGCATCAATCAAGCAGACGTGAATCCTACCTTGGCCTGGTTGGAAATGATGCTGCCCGGACTGGATCTGCAAAACAACAAACTGGGCTCAACTGGTCTAAAACCCACATCTGGTGACTTGGATATAGCAGTGGATGCCAGTGCTGTCAGCAAAGACCAACTGGCTGCAAAACTGAGTCAATGGGCCACAAGTCATGGTTTCAAACCCGAAGAATATGTAAAACGATCCGGCATCAGTGTGCATTTTAAAACTCCCATCAATGGAAGACCCACCGCGGGACATGTGCAAACTGACTTTATGTTCCTGACCAATGTGCCATTCTCCAAGTTTGTGTTGACAGCCGCTGCCGACAGCAAGTATGGTGGATCTGATCGTAATGTGCTGATGAACAGCATAGCCAAAAGTATGGGCTACAAGCTGAATCAAAACGCTGGCATTGCTGATCGTGCAACCAACAAGATTATCTCTGATGATCCTGACAAGATTGCCCGACTGTTGCTGAACAACCGAGCAACCAAAGAAGATTTGTACAGTGTAGAAACTATTGTGGCTGCGCTGGAACAGGATCCCAAGCGTGATGCCAAATTGGCCGATGCCAGAGACTACTTTGCCAACAAGGGTGTGCCTTTTATGGAAAGCAATGAACCAGTTTATAAAGAATACACAGAAGTGGACTTTCTAGCACGTCTGCGTGATCGCATTGTGAATCAAGGCATGCAGGTCATTGTGGAAGGTGCAAAGGATGCCAGAATCGAACACTTGGAAGATCTAGTGTTTGAAAAAGGAACCAGGGGTATTCGCGAAGCAGTGGAAATCATGCGACAAGCAGCTGACAACACCCGAGCAACTACCACTGTCAAGTGGGACGGAAAGCCTGCTATCATATTTGGCCGCAAGCCCGATGGCACATTTGTGCTCACAGACAAAAGCGGATTCAGTGCCAAAGGCTACGACGGACTGGCCACATCGCCGGAGCATATTCAACGAATAATGGCTCTGCGCAAGGGTGAAAGATCTGAACTGATAGCCATTTATCAAAAATTATTTCCGCTGTTACGGGCTGCCACTCCGGAAAACATGCGTGGCTATGTGCAAGGCGATCTGCTGTACACCAACACACCGCCTGAACAGGCTGGCGCATTTGTGTTTCGACCAAACTTTGTTGAATACAAAATACCGGCCGGCAGCCAGCTGGGACAGCGTATTGCTGCCAGTGAAGTTGGTGTTGCAATTCACACCAGATACAAAGATCCTGACAGTTCACCCACTGCAATTAAAAGCATTGCACTGGATCCGGTTGCTGGATTGTTGCTGATTGAACCCAGCGTCAAAGACATTCAGAATATTGAACTCGACACATCATTGGTCAAGCAACTGAGTCAAATTATTTCCGTTCACGGCAAGGACATTGACGGATTGTTCAACCCTGCTGACCTCCGTTCGGCTGGTATCACTGACTTGCCACAGCTATGCAAACGCTATATCAATTCTAGAATTACCAGCAACTACGACAACTTGCTAAATGGCTTTGGTGATTGGCTGCGGGCCAATGTGACACCACGCAAATTCAACAACATTGTAGAATATTTACAAAGTCCGCGATCCAACACCGACGGCATCACCGCAGCGTTTTCAGCGTTTATGTTGTTGCACAACATCAAAACTGACATGTTGACACAGTTGGATCGTCAGCAGCCAGGACAAGAAGGTTGGGTGCTGGCAACACCAGCAGGCCGTGCCAAACTGGTGAATAGATTTGGATTCAGTGCAGGAAACCGTGCCCTAAACAACCCAGAACAAGCAGCCTAACTGGCAATTTTTCTCCAAATACATAAATAAAAGTAGGTCAACCAAGACCACACACTTTAGGAGATTTTAAAATGGCAAATATCACAACAGCAACGAACGGCACGTACCAACCAGTATCCAACATGGACTCTGGAACAACAGCAACTTCACCAGGTGCTGGTCACCCGACACCGTTAAACAGCGCAACCAGTGCTGTCACAGTTAACTTGGCTGGTCCAAAGTTAGACTTCTTCACAATCACTTTGGCAAGTGTGGCCACACCGACGGTTTTGAATGCAACTATGCTTGCCATTCAAACCAAGGCCACTATCGCTATATATGAAGTTACTGACACCGGTACAGATACATTGGCTATTGCTGTGTATCCCACAGGCGCTTGGACCACTGCTACACTAGACACTGCCACCGGCGGTAGTACAGCAGCCACTGCAACATTCACAAACTAAGCAATTAGTTTTTGATACGAAAACCCTGGATTAAAACCCAGGGTTTTCTTTTGGCGTTAAATACTTCATTATGATGGTGAGCAAGATTACTGAAGTGACAATATTTGAAAGTCCAGATGGCGGCCGGACAGTGTATGCTCGCCACCCTGGTGCCCAACATCGATCACTGCATTATCAAGATCCCAAGCTAAAACAAGAACTGGACGAATTAGAACACAAGCGCCGTTGGGCTGAAATATTTGAATCCAGACACAACAATGTAGCACTCAACGAACTGTGCAGCAAAGTCGAAGTGCTATATGAATTGAGTAAAAAGAACAAATGAAATATGCAGTACAAACTTTCTTTGACATAACAGCCACTGGAATTACAGGACATTTTAAACCGTCAAGGATTCCATTTCGCGACAATGCAGGGAATATGATAACCGATGCAGAATCCTGGAATCGTGCAAGAAATCAACAACGCAACTGGGAAACTGTGACACAGATTCTTGGACTGAGAACACAACTGTTCCGCTTGCAAGACCCTATAGCAGACACATCACGCAGTGCATGGATGTTTGAGTTTGAAACAGAATCCAACAACATATACGGCAGTGATGCTGATCCAACCAGTGTACTGAGAGCCGATGCTGATGGTGTTCCCATGCTGACTGGACTGGATAACAAGCCCGAATTGGCATCGATCATTGTCACCAGCGGTGCCGAACAGAATATTTGGTTTGCGCCAATCTCCATAAATAGATCAACGGAGACTTAGATGGCTGATACTACCAATATTGAAAAGAAAAGTTTAGAAGCACATGTGGAACTGTGTGCAGAACGCTACAGTGCGTTGGAATCAAGATTGGACAATGTAGATTCTAAAATTTCCCAGCTTGAAAAAATCATTTGCGAAGTACGTGACATGGTGCAGACCATGTCCGAAAAACGCAATGATCAATTGATCAACTGGGCCATTGGCGCCATTGGTACACTGATTGCTATGGTCGGGTATCTTGTCACACAATACGTCTTCAAATGACCCTAGACACACAATTTGAACGCTTGTTTAAAACTGAGTTTGCTGCGCTACAATCCAACAGTCTTTGGAAAAATGATGATGGAGAATACCGAGTATTTGGACGTTATCGCATTGTCAAAGAATCAGCACACTATAGAGTATACTGTTCTCTAACTGACGTTGGGCTTTTCCACAGCACCAGAGCAGCACTCAGCTGGTGCATTGCCGACAAATTTGCACGGTATAACACAGCTAGAGACATACTACAGCTGGACAATAATCTACATTTTTTAACAGTGGATATCAACACCAGAGCAGCCCTGGGCGATCGAGCAAAAACTGCTGATCAGCATGAAATTATACTTACCAAGCTGGAAAGTAAGATTATACAGAAAAAAGAGATAGAAAATAGGTTAGACATTTGTGTCAACTGGGCTAAATATTATTATCAACAACAAGGATTCGACAATGAAACTGCAAGACCTGGCCGTACTGCCACAAACAAAACAAATCGCTAAAGTATTCGAAAGTTACTTTGGTAATACCATTACCTTTGAATCAATTTCCAAGCGCCAGGCAAATACAATGTTGGGTCGAGTTCGCGGATTGATACGCGAACACCGTGCTACCACTTCCTATCATGGCAGTGAAAAAAGCCCGGCCTACTTGAAGTTGGTAATGATGGAACAGGTGCTGACCAAGAAAGTTCGTGAAGAATTTCCAGACGCTGCTGCTGCGGTCGACCCAGCCAAGGCCAAAGCGGCACTAAACAAAATTCAAGACCCCAAACTCAAAGCTGCTATGACCAAAAGCGCAGCTGGCCAGACTCTTTCGCCGGACGAACAAAAACTTGTGCAAGGTGCAGCACTGCAAGCGGTGGCTGCAGAAAGCCGTCGCAGAACTGGTCGTCGACTGAGTGAAAGCGAAGTTCAGCAAGCTCAGGTTATCCTGGCCAGTCAAGACATGGTTGACCAAGTGCAGAAGATGATTGAACAGATCACTTCATTGCAATTTAAAGATTTGCCTGCGTT